AGACCTGTAAGCAAACCCAATGATAGATTAAAATAAAAAATCGTACATTTGAAATTATGAATTTAAAAAATAGTTGTGGTAAAAAACGAGGTTGCTCAGTTACTATTATACTACCTAACGATAGGAGGTTTTTCGATGTTTCTGCAAAAGTGCTACGAGAAAGAAATGATATTAAGACGTTACTACCTATTTTTAACGTATCTTTGGATAAGAAACTGGCGGCATAGTGACAGATGGAAAAGAAAAATACTAAAACCTTTAGGTCTATGCGTATATTGTCAGTCTTTTTGGATCGTATTAATAACTTATCCAATAATATTTAACATAGACATTTACTACATTATTTCGATAGGAGGTGTTTATACAATAATTGAACTAATAAATAAGATAAAATGAAGAAACTAATTATACCAATAATCGCAATAATATTTTTATTCTCTTGTAAGAAAGAAGAAGCAATAATTCCACTACAGAAGCAAACATCTTCACCAATAACAACTACATCAATAGATACGGTTAATTTCAACGGTGTATGGTTATGTAACAACTGGATAGTTAACACGACAGTAGCACACGTAAGAGAGTTTACATTTCTTAACAAGAAAGCCTTACTAAAAGACTACAACACAGGCAATCAATTGTTTACAGATGCTTTAATGATTACAGATAGCAACTACTTTGATATACCTATGACATCTATAGGGCATAAATACAAGGGAGTTATGATAAACGACACTACTATAACAATGTATCAGTACTTTTACAACAACTCAATAAACAGTAACGATACTGTACAGATAAAAGACTTTATTAAACAATGAGACTTTCCCAAAAAAAGAGATACGAAAAATACAAGGGATTAACCATAAAGGGCTTCTCTCCTCCTCCATTCACGCTAAAAGGAGTTATTACTAGTGGCAAGATTGTAGGCTATGATTCTGATAATCTAATAGTTAGTTGTGATAATTCTAAGGGATGGATAAAAGAAAACTACAAGTATTTCTGTTGGATAGATGAGTTAGAGCAATTAGCAAACAAAAACGGTTACTGGTTTGTATCGCTAAAAGAAATAAAAGAAAGTATTAAACATCAAAATAAATAATTATGGCTGCACCTAAAGGTAATCAGTTTTGGAAAGTAAGAGCTAAACACGGTAGAGATAAGTTATTCGGTACTCCAGAGTTATTATTGGAGTCAGCACAAGAGTATTTCCAATGGTGTGACGATAATCCATTAAAAGAACAAAAGGTATTTCATGCACAAGGACAGATAACGAAAACTGAAATAGATAAGCTAAGAGCATACACTCTTAACGGGTTATGTTTATTCTTAGATTGTTCTGAAAATTACTTTAGAAACTTTAACGAAAACAATAAAGACTCAGATGATTTTATGGCGGTCATTAAGAGAATCGATAAAACTATATACGAGCAAAAGTTCTCTGGAGCAGCAGCAGACCTATTAAACGCTAACATTATAGCAAGGGATTTAGGGCTTGCAGATAAGAGTGATTTAACATCTAATGGAGAAAGTGTAGCACCAAAAGAAACTGTTAAGATAGTGTTCTCAAAAAAGAAAAGATAAATAATTAAATTATGATAAGAAGTAGAAAGAAGCGTAGGCGTATAGCTGAGAGAATAGAACGTGAAAAATGGATCGAATTTATGGAAGGATTACATCGTATTGTTAACGTTACTAAACAATGGGGTTTGAATAAATCTGATGCGAAAAGGTTTAATGAGGTAATGTCAAAATAATTAGTCTCCACCGTGTGCAGAATGGCATATTATTTTTATAATTAACTAATAATCAAAACTTTAAGAAATGGAGAAATACAAAAAATTAGCATTGATTTCGTTATCTATACTGGTTCATAATTCCGTTATTATATTTGTGCCGACGTATGTTGCATTTATTTTTACTGCTGTTGTGATTGCAATCAATTTGTATATACTTTACTTCATTCCAGACTTAAATTAAATAATTATGATTAAATGACACAAGAGTATCTCACTACTCGAGGTAAATCACTTAGGCTAGAGATAAGTATCCTGTTAAGATAAATCTTATCAATTGCCAAATACTATAAAGAAATAGATATGGAATATAGAATAATTACTATCGTTAAGAACTAAGTAGATGAAAGTTGATTTCTCAGAAGTTTACGAGCCTTTATTTTCCCTACTTGAATGTTGGAATGTTATCAACGGTAAAGACTTTAAGAAACTACCAAAAGCAGAACAGGAATATCAATTATCATTAAGCAAAGTTGATACTGTTTTAATGTCTGGAGGTCGAGATTCTGGCAAGTCGTTTGCCCTATCATGCTTTAATGTAATTGCCTCCTCTGATTACAACCATAGAATACTGTACACTAGACAAACGATGTCCAGTACTGACAATTCAATAACGGAAGCTTTAGAAAACAGAATGGAGTTGTTAGGTAAAGCCCAGAGTTTTGATGTTGCTAATAAGATTTACAGCCATATTGACGGTATAGGAAAAATAAGTATCACAGGACAAAAAACAAGCGTTGGTACTCAAACGGCAAAATTAAAATCATTAGAGGACTTTTCTATATTTGAAACTGATGAAGGGGAGGAGTTAGAAAGCTTAGACTCATGGAAGAAAACAAAGCGTTCATTAAGAGCTTTAGACGTTCAATGTTTAAGCATTATTGTCTTTAATCCACCAACTAAAGAGCATTGGTTGTTTGGGGAGTTTTACGAACCCTTTTACGATGGAGTAAGCGACTATACAGAAATTAGCGGAATAAGAGATAATATACTTTACATTCATTCTACATACCTAGACAATGTGGAAAACATGGCAGAACATAATGTAATTGAATACAATCAACTTAGAGAAGCTTATAATCAATATGAAGCATTATCTAGTTTAGAGCGTGAGACAGCCGATATAAGCTTAAGGAAGAAATGGAGAGAGTATAAATATGATATTCTAGGAGGATTTAAGGAAGTTGCAGAGGGTATAATCTATGAAGATTGGGAAGAGGGAGAGTTTAACAACTCTTTGCCTTATTGCTATGGTTTAGATTTCGGATTTAATGATCCTAACGCATTGGTTAAAGTAGCTATTGACCACGATAAAAAGCACATACACTTAGACGAGTGTTATTTTAAGTCTGGAGATGGTGTTGAACAATTGTATGAAGCATTGTTAAATATTGTAGGAACTAATGATTTGATTATAGGGGATAACGCATCTAAGACTTTAATCTTTACCCTGTACGATAAGGGATTAAATATTATGAAGTGTTTGAATAAAGATGTGAAAATCAGAATCAAAACTATTCAAGGATATAAACTAATAGTTACCAAAGATTCAACCAATCTAAAGAAAGCATTAAATAATTACAGTTGGCATGATAAAAGGAGTAACACGCCTAAGCACGATTGGAGTGATTTGTGTGATGCTTTTGGATACGGTGTAATGGAACTAATTAATTATCATTAGATTTTATTATGTTAAATAGAAATTAACTATATTTGTGCAATAATCTAATTTTTTATAATGATTTTTGAAAACCCAGAAGAAGTAATAAAGCTTCTAAAAGACAACTTGACACCGACTAAGTGGGTATTAAAGTCAAGGGAGACACATAAAACATTAAACGCTTTAGTTACAGGGAAGAACTTCTCTGATGTCTTAATTAATAAAATAGAAAAGATAGAATCTAACGCTAGAAAAGTAGCAAGAAAGAACTACTCTAAAGATATTCGAGATTTATTCGATAGAGTTATGCAGCCTAGAAGTAATGTATTTTCATCTAGTGGAGGGTCAACAATAAACAACTTAGAGGGAGAAGTAAGAGAAAAGGTTATCGAAGTTCTTAATAACTTTAAAGGACAAAAAACAATAAAACAATACTTAGCTAACAACTTGTTTCAATTAGAGGACATAGACCCAAATGGTTTATTGTTCATGGAATATGAAAGCGACATTGATATTTATCCAACTTACAAATCAATTAATGATATTCGAAATTATAAATCGAATGGTCAATTGTTAGAGTGGGTAATATTTGAGCCTAAAACGATAATTGTAAACAATACATCTATTATGGAATGGAGGGTTGTTGATGACAGAAACGATTACACCTTTCAACAAATAGGTTCTAGTTTTATATTAGCAGAACACAAAACGTTTGCACATCCTTTTACGAATGTTCCTGCTGTTATACTTTCGGACATTCAAGAAATAGGTAGTGAGGTTAGAATAAGCCCTATTAATCCAATTCAAAAACTATCAGAAGATTACGCAAGGGATAAATCAATAAGAACTATTTATAAGTTTCAAAATGGATTTCCTAAACATTGGAGATACGAGGCGTTTTGTCGTCCATGTCAAGGTACTGGAAAGTCAAATGATGGAAAAGGATGTACTACTTGTAAAGGTAGCGGAAAGGCTAGAAATAACGATGTTACAGATACTACTACATTAAACTTTCCTAGAGAGGGGCAACCAGTAGTTACACCTAATTTAGAGGGCTTTTCTTCTCCAGACTTAGAAACGTGGGGACAATATAACTCAGATTTGAGAGATATGGAGGAGTTGATTGAGTCTACAATGTGGGGAACTAGAAGAGTAGACAAGGGAGCGAACGAAACTGCAACGGGTAGATTTATAGATACGCAGCCAGTAACCAATAAGATAGATCAATTTGCTGACAATTACGAATGGGTATCTAACGCCTTAATAGGGTTTGTTGAGGATTGGGAAAACGGAGAACCGAAAGAAGAGAAAGGGGTTACTTTGATTACAGGTAGAAGATTCATTATAGAGAGTTCTGATGTTCTTTTAGATAAATATACTGATTCAGTTTCCAAAGGAGTCAATAGCTCTGTACTAGATAAATTACTGGAAGAGTTTATTTATTCTAAATATCAAAACAATGCTCATTTATTAAACATGATGCTTGTTAAGAAAGATGTAGAGCCGTACGTTCATTTAGATATTAAAGATGTTAACGCTATGTTCGGAAGAGAAGAGGCAGATAGGAAGCAATCGTTTGTAAATTTCTGGGAGCAGGCAGACGTAACCAAAGATAGAAAAGAGTTAATCGAGGATTTTGATATTTACTTTAGTAGTAACAAGCTTAGTCCAATTAAATTAGAAACATTAAACAATTAAATTATGAATAAAAGTAGAATGGTTGTAGCAACTCGCTACCGATTAAAAGAGGCAATATCTCAAAAGGATGGAATCTATAACGAACAAGGATCTAAAGAGGATTTAGGTACTAGAATGGTTTTAAGGTCTTACGTTGAAGATAGAAATTCAAGAAGAAACAACGAGATTTACGTTATAGACGAAGAAAAGACAATCGAAAACGAAAAGCTAAGAGAGGCTAATATAATCAAAAATGCAGAAGACAAGCAAAAAGAGAAAGTAACTAACGCAGATGTTGTTGGTGCTTTGGTTAGTCTTGTGGCGAATAAAGAAAAGCCTAAAAAAGCAGAAAAGGTTGTTAAGGTTGAAGAGCCTAAAGACGAATTAACTATTGACGAATTGAAAGAAGCTTTAAACGAAGCAGGAATTGAATTTCATCATAAAGCAGGCTTAAACAAATTAAAAGAATTACATAAAACTATATAACCATGAAAATAAACATCAACGGTAAAATGGTAGAAGTAGATAACGATATTTTATCTAAGGCTATCGAGGACAAAACAGAATCAATTGAGGTTAAAGCCGATTTTGTAATGAGAACTAAAGCAGAGGATGAACTCTTTACAACTAATCTAAAGAAAGAAAGTACTAAGATAGGTGCAGAAATTGGAAGAAAGGAAGTTATAAAAGGTTTAGGAATCGAAACGGATGGTTCTCATAAGTCGGACACTACTTCTATTGAGTCAATCAAAGAATGGTCTAACGGAATGATAAAGCAATCATTGTTAGACGCTAAGATTGAGCCTAACAAAAAGCTAGAAGAGAGAGATTCTGACATCTTAACTTTAAAAGGTACGATCAAAGGCTTAGAAGAAAAGAATAGTACTTTAGGTAGTGATTTCAGTTCTTTTAAGAAAACGCAAACGATACAAAACAGTCTATCCAGTTTAATTCCTGACAACGCTATATTACCACGTGAGGACATGATGTCTTTAATATCTAACAAAATAAAGGTAGATGTTAACGAGCATGGTCAAGTGTTTGGTATCGGAGCAGATGGTAACCCATTAAAGAATTCTACTACTTTAGAGTTAACACCCTTAAAAGAGATTGTAGGTACTTTCTTTGCTGAAAACACACAATACACAAAAGGAGCTTCTGGAGGAGCAGGAGGAGGAGACTCTAGAGGTGCTGATGCTACACAATCTATAGAGAAGTTTATAGAGGAAATGGCAGACAACAATACTGATCCAAACAGTCCAGAGTTTCTTAAACAAATGGAGGAAAGGATGTCCGCAGGAACATTAAAAGTATA